TTCGCCAGAAACTTCTAAAGTTCCTTCACCAACATAAGATTCTGTATTTTTCTCAATAGCTTCACCAAAGATCCTAGCCTTACCATAAGGTCTAGATGGGGTATCTAAAGTTATAGAAGCATAATCTTCAAACTGCCAACTATAGTAGACAGATTCTGTTACTGATCCATAATCTTCTGATGAATTTTCTACTCCAGAAATAAATCCATAATCTAATCCATCAATAGATACTATTGAAGATTCATTGTAAGAATATACTTTTATTTCATCAGAATCTACGAAACTAAAGAGTACTCCTTCACCGACATAGGATTCTGTATTCTTCTCAACTGCTGCACCAGAGACCTTAAAGAGTCCAGAGGAACCCTGTGGTACTGATAACGCCTCAGTAGAACTAATGAATGTGAATAAAGATCCAGTTCCAGTATAGAGACCCTTACCAAAGGATTCTATTCCTCTACCAGATGCTTTGAAGAGTTGAGTATTTTCCGGAGGATTAGGACCAAATACTTCAGTAGAACTTACGAAACTAAAGACTGATCCAGAACCAACATAGGATTCGGTGTTCTTTTCAACCGCAGATCCAAAAATAGTAGCAGTTCCAGATCCAACGTGTTTTGGAAGTACAAATACAATTACGTTTCCATCGACATTTATAGATCCAGAACCAATAAATGGTTTTGAAAATACTTCCGTTGCTCCATTATCAGATACGTTAACGTATCCATATGGGAATAATGGAGTATCAAAAGTAATTAAGTTATAATCAAATTGCTGATCGGGTGAAATGGTTCTATCTGATACTGAACCATAATCATCCGATGAATTATCAGTATTAATGAGAAATCCATAGTCCTCCCCAATGAGAGAAACTATGGATGATTCATTATAGGAATATGTTGTTAACTCCTTACCGTTATCCTTTAAGTTACTTAGAATACCTTCACCAACATAGGATTCAGTATTCTTTTCAATACCAGATCCATGCGCGACAATATAACCCGATCCATAATGTTGAGGTAATACCGAAACATTAGCAGATCCATATAATAAGAAATATACTCCTCCAATGTTAGCTCTAACAAAAGAGTATTCTGTATTAATTTTACCAACTATTCTTATCCTTCCAAAAGGATATGCTGGTGTATCATCAATGATGAAACCATACTCAAATGCTTGAGAAGGATCAGAAATTTGTTCAGATATTGATCCATAATCATCTGAAAAAATTTCTGCGGAAGTTATTAGTCCATAGTCTTCACTTTCGATTCCAACAATAGAAGATTCACTGTAAGAATATGATATTAAACCGGCATCATATCCCCCAGTGAATGAAAATATTACATTGTTAGACTCGTGACTAAAAACTGCCATGTTATATAACTTACAGTTTAGAGTAAAATTTTACTCATAATGCTATTTATTTTTTGGCGAATGAAAAAAATAGAGGGGTTAAAATAATGTAACCCCTCTGAAATCAATTTATTAATCTTAAATATTAACCGTCTATATCAGTCTAGGCTGATGTTGAGAGTTACCTTGATTTGGTCACCATTGTTTTGAATGTTGTAAGGACCATTTGTGAATCTCTCAGCATATAGAATGCTGCTGTATAGTGTTGCAGCACCGGTTCCTTCTAGGGCAGGAGTAGTCGTGAAGGTATCAGCAGTTCTCTCAAATACAGTGTATGTAGATGGAGTAGTAGTGGTATTACCAGTTCCAGCAGCGATGTAGATAACATCTCCAGGTACTAAACCGTGAGAAGTTGCAGCAACACCACTAGAATTGAAGTAAACAGTGTTACCAGTTGCACTCTGAATGTTGTTAAGAAGAGCATTGTTTAGATATACAATTCTGTTCTTCTCATCAATACCAGTTACTTTGGTTCCTGTTGGGAGAGCATTAGCTTCACCAGGTAGGAATCCGTGAGTAACACCCATACCAATGGTAATATTTTCAGTTACATTAGCATAGAAAGTGGTAACTCCAGAAACTGCTCCAGTGTTTGCCTTATCAACAACGATTCTTACACCATCAACACCAACAACTCTAGCACCAGATGCAATACCAGCACCAATTACTCTTTGGCCAGTAGTAATTCCAGTATTAGCACTTACGTTGAAGTAGAACTGAGATGCTGTTCCGAGACCAGTTGGAGTATAGGTATCTTCAAATAGAGTAACTTTTGATTCACCAATAACGCCAATAGTTTGTGATTTTCCTACAGCAGCATTTTGACTTATATATGCTGCATTTTCAACTCCATGAATGGAAACAGGCATGTTATTTGCTCTGACCAGATAATAACCATACTGGTTAGAAGCAGCAGAGGTAAAGGTAAATGTCTGCTCTGGATATGAAGCAGTTGTAGTTCCTACACCAAACTGAAGATTTTGGTTACTGAAGTTTCCAGTATTCTTTACAGTTAGAACAAGAGTGTTACCATCGATAGCAGCAACAGTAGCATTTGCGCCGACGCTACCACCAGTTACATAATGTCCAACAGCAATTCCTAGAGTAGAAGCAACTGTAATGGTGTACTCGTTAATAGTACCACTACCTGTTGTGGTTGCAATTGCATTGACGATTGTTCTTACATTCCAGCGGGTTCCATCTAAAAGGATACCATACTGTCTGGAATAATCATCATCATTTCTGTTATTTACAACCAGTGGATATCCAGTTGAAGGAGCGGTTCCATACCCAATAGTTCCTGAAGAATTATATGGTTCATAGTATGAACCTTGGGTTGGTACGTCAGACTCACTTGGGGTTGTATTGCTAGAAAATAATTTTAGAATTAAGTTTCTAGGAACGTTGCGATGACTATTAACAAGATAACGTAATGATTGAAGTTCTCCGTTATCGTGGACTAGTAGAGCCATTTATAAATCTCCTAAATTGGTTTTGGAACACAATTGATTTCTCTTTTTATTTATAATTTTAAAAAATAGATTATAATTTCAATCTCAAAAAGATAGAGCATTTACTAATACTAGAGGCGGATAGAACATAAAACTCTAAAATATCTCCCGCTGTAATTACTTTATCCCAAGTATTTAGTGTTTCATTTTTATTCTTATCTTGATCTACCAACTGTGGATATTCAGATCCAACTATAGAAGAGAATCCAGAAGGAAAATCCGAATATTTAGTTTTTCTTACATCAACTCGTATATTACCTGGATAAGGAGAAACAATAATAAAAGACTCTATTACTCCCGTTACATCTATATTTAAATATCCTTTGGTTCCTGGCGTAATATCAAAGGATCCATTATCAATAAGAACATTGATTGTTCTTGTAAGATCTGCAGTAGTAGCTAAAGCTGTACCAAAAAACTCTGTAGCTCCTGCAGGAGCATTTGTGAATATAATCTGATTCCCAGATATTACGTAATCAATTCCTGGATTTTGAATTACATCCCCAACAGAAATAATTAACTGCTGATCATTAAGTGGATAATAAGGATCTCCATTAATAGTTAAATTAAAAGTTTTATTTGTTCCGTTAAACTGCGATGATATATTATCAAGTTTTAAATTACTATATTGAGTAGACTTAGAAGGTATCTCATAATTTACACCAAGATTATAATCTCTAAGTCCCGACTCAGATCGAATATCAAATTCATAACTATCATCAAGAGTTACTATGTAATCAGACATTATACTACAACTCCTGGTGATACAATGACCATACCTTGAATAACTCTGGTTCTTTTATCATTAGGAGAGATTAAAACAACATCATATACATATCTTCCTTCTTTTAATGTTGAAGTAATATTATCAGGCATAGACAAAGAAATTTTACCATTAACTCTATCTAAAAAGTTAACGGTAAATTGCTTATAAACAGAAGATGAATAATGCTTTCTAAGATAACTTAATACATTATAGCTTAATAGATTCAATGGAGTGTTATCTCTGTTTCTTACCGTAAAGGTAACCTCAAAATCTGTTCCTTGTTCTATAGTCAGATTTAAAGGTATTGCAGACATTTACTTATAAATTACTTTTTTTTATTTATGAATAGTAAAAAAGGGTTTAGATTAACCAAACCCTGAAGTCTTCTTAGAATTATTTTTAGTTATAACTTCAACGTAATTAAAATCATCTTTATTGTTAGTCATCCAATAGTAATAAAGATCATAGTAATTATCAAATTTAATAGTCTTCTTATTATTGAATACTAATTTATAATCACATTGATCATAAGGCTTATCCGAAGTGAATTGAAATACCTGTAAGTTACTCATAGGCCTTTAAAAGCTTACCATCTTTAAACCGGACAAACCTATTATACTGAAAATAAAGAGGCTAGTCAAGTTTAGATCACCTAACGTGATGACCCCCAAACATATAACGCATACCATTTAAAACCTTGGACGCGAAAGCACCAAGACCGCGTGAATTAAATCTTTCATAGAGCGCAGCGGTGATAACAGGAGCGGGAACCCCCAGATCCACAGCGGCAGTAACCGTCCAGCGACCCTCACCGCTGTCGGATACGCCTCCAGAGAAGTGTTTAAGCTCTGGATCGCGGCGAAGCACATCAGCAGTAAGATCGAGTAACCAACTACCAACCACACTACCGCGACGCCATAACTCAGCCACTTCAGCAACATCAATATCATAACAATAACTTTCTGGGTCCGCCATTGGAGCAACCTCTGCATCTCCTTCTCTAACATACTTCGCACCAGCATTAGCATTCTTAATAATATTAAACCCTTCAGCATATGCCTGCATGATGCCGTATTCAATACCATTATGCACCATCTTCACAAAATGTCCTGCACCAGGACCACCACAATGTAACCAACCAAACTCAGCAGAAGTTACATCTGAGTCAAACTGAGTCCTTGGGGCAGCGATGATTCCTGGAGCGAGGGCATCAAAAATCCTCGCACAAGTGGCGACCGCAGTATTTCCGCCGCCAACCATAAGACAGTATCCACGATCCAAACCATAAACACCGCCGCTAGTACCACAATCAATATATTGGATACCCAATTTTGAAAGACGCTCTGCTCTTTTCCTACTGTCTTTAAAATTGCTATTGCCATGATCAATAATAATATCTCCCTCACTACAATATCGTAGTAACTCATTGATGGTCTCCTCTACGGTTTCGGCAGGGACAACCATCTGAAAGATACCTGGTTGTGGTCTACCTTGTTTGTTTTGTTTAACTACTTTAACAAGATTTTCAATATCAGTTGTAATTCCATTAACATATCCCTTTTCATATGCTTCATTTGCTTTTTCATAATTCCTTCGATAACCCCAAACTTCGATACCTGCTTTCATCATGCGGCGAGACATCCCTTCGCCCATACGTCCAAGCCCAATCAAACCTACTTTCATTTAACTCTCCCAAGATTCGTATTCTTGTCTGAAATAAACATCTACTTTATTTAAATCATCTAAATGTATATCACAACTATAATTATGCTCATCACACCATTCTAAAGCAAATGCGTGAAACCTTTCTTCACTTTTGACTTTGGATACTCCATATATTCTAGCAAAAGAAGACATTACAAAGTTCCAACACTGATGTTCTTTTTTCATAAAAAAAGATGTCCTTTATAGAGACATCCTATCTATCAAGATCTTTTATTTTTTATGAACAAATATCTTTAAATGAAGATGATTAAATTTCTATCGCATTCAAATAAGACATTATATATTTCTTTCCTGCGTTTAGAAAAAAATCTCCGAATAAATCTAAAAAATTATCGTACACAAAATCCAAATACTTATCAAGTCTATCCTTACCTAAGACATAGAATTGAGCGACCGATTGTGCATAAAACTGCATCAGTCTTTCTGGAATATTGTTCTTAAATCCATCTATATAAATGTCTCTAACTTCATCCAAAGCATCAGTAATTGAAGAATCACATTCAATAACTTTACCGTTGGGTAATTCTAGTTTTTTTGTTTTAATAAAACTCATGGATTTTTTCATACACATTCTAGTTTTATCTAAATCCAATGCCCATTCTTTATTATCTCGATATGCATATTGAACACATCCATTAGTACATTCAATCACTCTAATTAAAGCGACACTATCTAAAGCTTCTGGAGTTTGCATAGACCAAAAATTAATATATTCATCTACCCAATTTTGAAATTTTTCATTTTCTGAAAAATTTTTCATGTAAGGTATTTCATTTAATTTTTCAAAATTAATTTTAGTCATGAATAAGACCTTTTAATAAATGTGTTGCTTCTGAAAATCTATCCACATAATGAATCATTTTCATTTCGTCATTATTGAGAAATCCATTATCTAACATTTCATCTTCAATCCAATGCTTAAATGTTCTCCACATTCTACCAACACAAATAATTGGTTTTCTATCAATGTGATTTACTTGAACTAATTGGTAGATCATTGCCATCTCAAGAAGAGTACCAATACCACCAGGAGTTACTATAAAGGCATCACAATCAGCAAAGGTTTTTAATCTTGAATAGAATGTTTGATGTTTTTCATATTCCTGAACATAGGGATTTACACCTTCCTCAAAGGGTAGATAAATCGCCTCTGCAACGGAACAAAGAGAGTTTTCTGTGCAGGCACTCATTGCTCCTTTATTTGCCGCCTCCATAGTCCCTGGACCTCCTCCAGTGACTACTACCCATCCTTCCGCTGAAATATTTCTACCAAGTTTTTCTACTGCTTTATAAAGACCAGATTCAGGACTCGTTCTTGCGGATCCGAATATCGCTACTTTTTTCATCTTTTTT